CTTTCGGACGTCCACGTCGTTGACGGTGAAGATCCTCCAGTCAAAGCCGAGCTTGTCGCTCTGCTCCGTGCGCTGCGCGATGCCGCCGGCGGCTTGCACGAGCTTTCCATCCGTGATTGCGCCCTTAATGGCATTGAGCTTTTCAGTTTGCATCATAGGTGGCCTCCAGTTCCGCCAGCTGCGCGTTGGCAGCGGCAAGGTTTTCTTCGCTCTCGGTGAGCTGCGTATCCTTCTGGGCGACGGCAGCGTTCAGGCTCTCGATCTGCGCCTGATACGGCGTAACATCGCCCCAATGCTGCTTGTCCGTTTTGAGAATGACGGTAAAGTAGCCCTGCTTTGTGTACTCGATTTCCTGCACGGAAAAGGTGTAGCCCTCTGGCAGTGGGCAAGCCGGATAGTCCGTGCGGACCTGCTCAACCGTGACATTCTGCCAGTCGATGGCCTCGACCGCCTCCAGCGTGTTTTCCTCGTAGCAGCGCTCGAAGATCACACGGTATACTCCATTCAATGCCTGAACAAAGCCGACGCGGTGGCCGTTGATCCTGTAATTCACTCCGTAAAATCCGCTCATATACTCCTCCTTATCCGATCAGCAGCACAGCGCCGTCGAAGGCGGACGATGTGTGCAGTGTAATGGTCCCGTCAGCGGCGATCATGGCATAGGTCTCAAGGCTTGCCCATGTGCCTTTCCGATAGGCGCCGCTTGACAAGATAGATGCTTGCGCGAAAACGTCATTGCCCAGCAGCCCATGCTCGCTTCGCGGGATGCTCATGGTCGCCTCCGCATCGGTCTGTGTCCACTGGGCAGCGGTAAAGGTCTTGTAATACGATGCCGCCCCACTCGGTGTTTTCCATTCCTGTCCATCGGCGGTCTTCGTCAGTACCTGACCGGCGCTGCCGCCGGGGACGGCAGGGAACGCGCCGACATCCTCGGCCGTATATTCGGGGGCGCTTGGCTCACGCGCCCACTGCGAAATGCCAGGGTCGCGCACAGGGATCTCGACGCCGTTTACTTCAAAGCTGTCAATGTAATTCGTATTTGCCATGTGCTCCTCCTTAGATGGTGAGCGTGTGCTCGTTGATCGCAGCCGGCGAGAGCTTGAGCGTCGAGCCCTCCTGCTGCATCGTGCGGGAGGGGACATCAACGAGCTTGACCACGGACCCGTCCACGTTAAATTCCTTCGCCACACAGATGCCGACGATCCGCTCGCCCGCTGCGTTGTGGGCAATGACGCCGGCCATGAGCGTCTCCGGCGTTACGGTGTCCCCGGTCAGGTCAAGCAGGACTGTTCCGTCGCTGAGCTGGACTTTGTTGTTGGCCATGCCGCACCTCCTCAGCCGATGGTGACCGTCTTGCCTCCCTGCGCATTGTCGGTGTAGGCAATCGGGATCGCCGCCACCGTGACGGAGCTGAGGCAATTGTACTCCTCGTCGGGCAGAACCTCCTGCGAGGCGAACGTGGGTGTGACGTTCTTGGCCTGCGGCTTCATGCCCTCGCTGCCGGACATCGTGCCGAGCACGCCGAGGACGGTGATGCCCTCGCGAATGTTGGCGGGGATCAGCTTCGCCTCTTCGGCTGCGTCGATCTGCGCCTTGCCGCTGCCGTCGTGGTAGCCCTGGGGGATGGTGACCGGCTTACCCTTTTCCGTGATGCTGAGCGTCTTGGCCCCGTTGTTCGGCATGGTACCGGTGACCTTGCTGCCGGTGACATAGGCCGTCTTGCCGGTCAGAATTTCCGCCGCGCCCGCGGTGGCGTCGCCGGTGTCCGCGTCAAATTCGCAGGAGCCGGTGATGGGCGCGCCGTCCTTGCCGTGCGCGGTAAAGCCCTTGAGGAGCTTGTCCGCGACCACGGTGTCCTGGGTGAGGTCCATGAGGACTTCGCCGCTCGAGAGTACGATTTTGCTGTTGTACTGATTTTCAGCCATTGAAAATACCTCCGATAAAAATTGTTTTTCCGCCCGCGGGGTTTTCCACGCGGGCGACTACAATGGGATCAACAGTCACATTGTCTTTCAGAAGCCTGTCCTTTGTGGCAAGCTCCTGCGTCTCAAAGTCGGGCGTCACGGTATATGGGCCGTCATACGGCTCGCCGCCGACCTCACGGACCGAAACATGGAAGCCGATGCCGATGGCCGCCGTCGTCCCGAGGGAAAAGGCTGCCTTTTTCCTGCCGACGTCAAACGTGATCGCAGCCATCAGATCACCGCCCTGCTGAGCGCTCGTTTAACATCGATCTGCTGCATTTCCGAGCCGATCACGTCGCCGCTCGGGAACTTCACGCGCACCTGCATGGGGCAGACGGTCGGAAGACCGAAGGTCTCCGTCTGCGTGAGGGGAAAGTGAAATTTGCCGTCGGAAAACGTGACATCGCCCGGATAGGTCTTGACGAGGTTCAGCAGCGCGATCTCGACCAGAGAGACGGAGGAGGGGCTGAGTGCCTGGCCCTCGTTGGTGATCTCCACGTCGATGGAGTAAGCGTCGCCCTGTACCATTACGTCGTCACCTCCGTTGCGCTGACGGCGCCGGTGTCGTCCACCGTCAGTTTGAATTTTTTCGTGCTGCCCGCCGTCGAGGAGGGGATAATGATCTCGCCCTCGTCCACGCGCTGCAATAGCTCGTCGGTCTTCTCGCCGGTGTAGAGCATGGTGTAATAATCGTTCGGCATAAAAACCTCCTTAAACGATCATTCTCCGCCCGAGGGAATCGAGCAGGCCAAGGTTGTTGCTGGTCACGAGCGGGCCGGACTGCAGCTCTTTTTTCTTGCGGTAGTAGATGATGATGCAGCCGTCGCCGCCTTGCCCGCCGTCCGAGCCCTTGCCGCCGCCGTTGCTGCCGCCGGAAGATGCACTGAGGTTGGCTTGACTTACGGTATAGCCTTTATTGGGCCACCGTTGCCACGATGAACCGCGTCCAGCGCTTCCACCGCCTCCGCCACCATTTCCGCCTTTCCCGCCTTTTCCACGTCCAGCGGTTTCTTTTGGGGGGCGCAACCGCATCTCCCCCTTTTCCGCCGGGGCCCGTTGTGACCCGTGCGCCATTCGAATAAATATAGCCAGATCCATTCCCGCCTGCCGAACCATTGTTTCCGGCTGCGGGGCCTCCGCCAAGTGCTTGATCGTAAGACCAACCCATCGAATGATACGGTTCGTCTTTGTACCCGCCGTTAGATGCCTCGGATGCTCCGCCGTCTGCGCCCTGTGTATAGGTCACGCCATTATAGGTGATTGCTGGGCTTGGTTGGTCAACGTAGCCAGTACCTTCTTTAACTTTCCCGTGGCCTTTTGAGCCTGCAATACCGATGTCGCCTTTGAGGGAAAACCTTTCTCCGGTCGTCGGGTCAGTGTATCCGTTTTCGCTGTGTGAGCCGCTGTTGCTGGACGAGCCGCCCATCGTGGTCGCGGTCCCCTCAGAGCCATTCACGCTGCCGTCGGCAGCATAAATGCCTCCTGCGCCGCCAACCCCGCACGAATACGGCACTTCGGTTCCGGGCACGGCATTCTGGACTGTTTCAATAAGTATTTTCCCGCCCATGCCGCCAAGACCGGCTTCGCCGCCTGCGCCGCCTTCCGTCCAAAGCATTCCGACATAGCGGTCGGAACTATCCGTGACAGAGCTTGATTCTGATGTTACGACCTGTGCAGGCGGATCGCCGCCTTTTAACCCGCTTGCGCCGCCCTGCCCGCCGCCGATAAGGACGCGGGTGTAGCTCGTCACGCCCTCCGGGACCGTCCACTCGCCCGAGCCCGTGAGGATGACGCGCTCATCAAAATACTCCGATGATTCCGGCTGCGGAGGAAGAAAGCCGACGAGCGCCGAGGTGCGGGACTTGAGCAGCCCGGAGATCTTCGTCTCGCGCGAGGCGATGCAGGCGAGCGTCTGCTGTTTGTCCCACTCGTTCCAGAGCGAGACGACGTGACCGGCGTGCTCGGCTGCTGGGTTGACGTCCACGGTGAGCTGCTCGCGGCAGGCGTAATAGGCTGCCATGCGCTGCGCGACCGCGGAGGAGTTGACGAGCGAGACGAGCGTCGCGTCGGTGATCGGCTCAACATTCTCCGCTACGCCCTCGGTCACGGTGCGTGTGACGACGCGCCGATTGTGGATGTAGCTTTTGCCGGTGAGCTTGCCGGTGCCTGCGGAGAGGACGGCGTAGTTCGCGCCGCTTTCGAGGATCGTGAAGCCCTCGGCCGTGAGGGAGTGCGCGGGCTCGTCGAACTCGATGACGTCGCCCTGCTGGGCCGTGCCCTCGAAGAGCGTGACGTCCTCCGTGCCGGCAATGTACTGGTGCTCGGTGACGGCGACCGCACTGACGGGGTCGAGGTACTTGACCTGGATGTTCGCAGCGTGGACGCTCCCGGGGCCGATGATGCTCGCCGTGCCATCCCAGAGCTTCTGCACGCGCAGCGTGCCGTTCTCGTCCGTGTGCAGCCACGCGCCGATGGCAAAGAGCACCTGCACGAGGCTGTCGCGCGCCGAGGCAATGGGCAGCCAGCCGTAGAGTTTGATGCCGCGGTAAACGGTCTCGACGAGCACGGGGATGTCGCCGCAGATCTCCGCGACGACCTCGGCGACCGTCTGCCCGGTGTAGATGCCGCCGCGGTGCGGCCGGACGATCAGCAGCCCGACCGCAGAAAGCGCAGAGAGCGTGTAGAGCTTCGGCCCCACACGCGTGACGCTCTGCAGGTAGTAGACGCCGACGCGGCTGCCGGAGCGGAAATACTCGACCTTGTCATTTTTCTTGAAATTCCGGATCGTGCCCGAATCGGACAAAACGGTGATGTCGAGCGTGTCGGCCTCGAGCGCGTCCGCACGCAGCTCCTTGTACTCGCCCAGCACGCCGGGGGTGTCGGTGCTGATGCGCTCGTCCTCGGCGAGGAGCTCGCCCTTGTATTTTACGGTGTTCAGACTCATCACTTGGCCCTCATGGTCACGCGGAAGCCCCTCCACCAGTGCGTGCCGCTGTCGTCGAGCAGGACGGACACGGTGTCGACCGTGGGGTGCGCGGTGATGGTTTTCTCCGCGCCGGTCCAAGGGTCGAAGTAGCGGAAGAGGACTTCGTTTTTGAGGCAGGCCGTCAGCAGCGCGGTGATGCGCTCGGTCGGCGCGTCGTTGGTGGTGCCGACGATCGTCGGCTTGATGGCGAGCAGATCGCGCTGCTCCTCGCCGGAGCACATGAGGCCGCCGTTCTCGCCCTCGCGGAACTCGTAGGTGACCTCGTAGCCGTACTTGTGGAACAGGTCGGTGAAGTCCTGCCCATCCACAATGAAGGGGTATTTTGCCATCAGGTGCCCTCCTTTCCGGCCAGCGGGGTGCCGCGCCGGCGGCCCTCGGCCTGCATGAGCGGGTATTGCTTGCGCGCGAGTGTCTGGCCGTCCAGCTCGAGCGTGACGTCAATGGTCACGTTTTCGCGCCGTGCGGCGCTCTGTGCGGTCGCGGGAGACGGGGCTGGGGGAGATGCCGACGGAGCGCCGGACGCGCCGTAGCGCGCGGCAGAGCGCCAGAGCGCGGCTTCCTGCGCGTTGAGCACCGCCTCGTCCGCGTGGAGCTCGGCGAGATAGCCGTCGTAGGGCACGCGGTCGAGCCCCGCGGCGTGGGAGCCGGAGAGGTGCTCGCGCAGCCTCGCCTCGGCGCGGTAGCGGGAGTTCTTCGAGGTGGACGAGCGCTCCACGTTTTTTTCGTTTGCTTCCTCGCGTGCCTCGCGGATCTTCGAGATCAGATCACTAATAGCAGTGATCGCAGCCGTTACGCCCTCAACAATGTCCGCCGTGAATCCGATGATACCAGCCGCAATGGGTGTCAGCAGCTCGCCCAACCGCGCCATCGCTGCGTTGAGCTCCTCCTGCGAGCGGTTCATTTCCATAATGTCCTGGTTGGCGTCCTTCCACGCCTGCCCGGTCTCCCGCAAGCCCTGATTGGCGAGCTGCACGAGCACAAGCTGCGCTCGCTCGGATGTATCGGCGCAGGCTTCGAGCTGCCGGTTGAACTCGTCCTCATTGACGCCCGCCCAGTTGAGCACGTCCGCAAAGACGCCGGTGACCTTTCCGGCCTGCACGGTCTCGTTCACAGCCTCGCTCAGGCTGTCGATTGGGATGGAGTCGCCGTAGGTCGCCCACGCGCCGATGCACTCATCGACAAGGACCTTTAGGTCCTCCTGCTTGAGGCCAAGCGCCTGCAGGTTCGCCGTCGCGGTCGCGGCAGCCTGTGTGTCGCCAAGTACGGCCTGCAGCTCTTGGTAGACCTGCGCAGTCTCCTCGGCTGTGTAGCCGGCAGCCGCGCTGGAGACCTCAAGCGTGCCCATGATCTTGCGGTATTCCTCGGTCGATTCTACGATCTCAAAGATCGCATCTTTGACCGCCTTTGCGCCTGTGACGATGGCGCCGCCAACCAGCAGCCCCTTGAGGTTGCTGAGCGCTGAAGTTACGCCGCCAAGGTTAAAGCTGCCGTCCTCGTTGCGCAAGCCCTTGAGTGCGCCACCGATGCCGCCGAGGTCGTCATTAAGGCCGTCGGCATCGTCCGCGGTCTCCTTGACCGCCTTACCGAAGCCGTCGATGCTTTTCGCGCAGCCGTCCGCGCTGTCCTCAGCCTCTTTAAGCAGTTTGTCGTTCTCGCTCAGCTCGTCGTTGAGCTTCGCGAGCGCAGTCTCCGCGCTTAAGAGCTGCCGACGGTAGCTGTCGGTGCGGCTGTCCGCCTCGCCGTAAGCCTCCGCCGCCTCCTCGACCGCGCCCTGCAGGGAGACGATCTTGCCGACCTGCTGCTCAATAGACTGCTTGAGCAGGTTGTGCTTGGCGCGCAGCGCTTCGGAGCTGTTCGCCTGCCCCTTAAACTGCGCGTCGACGAGCTTCATTTCCGCGCCGAGGTTGCCCAGCTCGCGGTTGACCGCCGCGAGCTGCTTTTTGTATTCCTGCTCGCCATCGATGGCAAGCCGTGTGGTGATCTGGCGTACTGCCACCGCTCACCCCTCCTCTCGTTCGAGTCCGCGCCGGCGCTCCTCAAGCTCCTGCAGGTCCATGACCTGCCCCGGCGTAAGCAGCAGGCCCTCGCGGACGCTCAGGCGCAGGAACTGCGTCAGGAGCTGGAGCCAGAGCGTGCGCGTCACGGAGACTCCGTTTTTTTTTGAAGCTCCACAAGCCCGAGATCCACGTCATGCTCCTCCTCGGCCTCGCGGGCGAAGCCGATGCGGATCGCCGTTACAATGGCGTCCTTGGCGCGGTAAACGTCGCGCGGCGCGAGGTGAACGCGGAAATACTGCTCAGAGAGCACCGGCCCGCGCGTTTGACCTTCCCAGCGCCGTAGAAGCTCGCCCTGCTCGCAGAGCTTCGCAAGGAAAAAGCAGGTGGCCTCAAAGCCCGCCTTGTTGTTGTCCTTGAGCGGGTCGGTGATGAAGCCCTTGGTGCCGAATTTATCGTAAATGTCGAACAGCGCCTGCCCGTTGAGGAGCAGATAGAGGTGCTGCCCGCAGAGATCAACTTCGTGTAGTTTCATAGTTTGCCTCCGATTTCTGAAAAAGGCGCAGCGGGGTGCTGCGCCTTTTCGGATTCCTTAGCCGCCGACCGCGGCCTTGACCTTGCCGTTGACCCACGTCTTCGCGGCGGCCTCGGTCGTGAGCTCGTCGCTCTCGATGCGGTAGTCGCCGGTGTTGCAAGCATCCACCGAGAATGTCAGCTTGGGGCTGTCGAGCACGATGGTCTTTTGCTTGGTGTTGTAGGTGCGCCCGTCGAGGCTCGCCTTGACCTTGGGGTAGAAGAGGCCCTTGTAATACTTCGAGCCGTCGGCCTTGATGTTGGTCGTGTAAAAGCCGAGGCAGCCGTAGGGCGCGGTGTCGTTGCTGGAAAAGTGGATGTCCTTCGCGCCCTCGGTGCTGTCGATCTGCGCGCCGGTGACGGCCGAGGCGGTCTCGTTGGGCAGCTCCAGCACGCCGACGGCGAGCGAGCCGTCGACAAACTCGCGCAGGTAGATCTTGCGCACATCGTCCGCGCGCGATTCGACCTCGGAGAAGTTGAGCGTTTCGGCGACGCTCATGAGGTCGCCGAGCTTCATCGGCGTGCCGTAGTTGGGCAGCGCGTCCTCCGGCTCGGGGTTTGACGCCGCAAACGGCGCCCACTGGAGATTTTTCGCTCCGTACTGAGGCATAGTTGTGCCCTCCTTTACAGGTTTTTGGATTCGAGGAATTTGTTGTAAACAGCGGCCTGCGCCGCCGTGGTCGCCGCCGCGCTCTTCTCGTTGGCGTTCTGCATCCAGCGCTTTGCCGGAATGTTGCGCCGCGGCGCGCCGTATTCATGGATAAAACCGACCTCGCTGCTGGAGGTGGCCTTCTGGTCGCCGCCGACGGTGTAGGTCCGACCGTGCTTAGAGTTCTTGTACGCCTTGGTTCTGAGCCTGCGGTTATATTGGCCGTGCTTGCCAGTGGGATAGATCAGGACATAGCGGCTCGGGCCACCGGCGGACGCTGCGTGGAGTTTTTTATGGAGCTTGATGCTGTCCACCAGATGCGGGCCGCTGCTCTCGTTGTCATACAAACCGAGCGTAAGCAGCTCATCCTTCTGCGCCTTGATCACGACCTCGCTGCCGGCCTCAAGGATCTCGTCGATGACCTCGCCGGGCAGCTCGGCAACCTGCTGCATGGAAAGCATAAAATCGCCAAGGCCGTCCACGGAGAATGTCGCCATCACAACACCTCCAGCTGCACGATCGCGCGCATGGCGGCGTAGTCCGGGTCGTAGCTGACGTCCTCCACGCTGTACGGCGTGTCGCCTGCCGTAAGCGCCGCCTTGACGTCCGCGAGCAGCGTGTCGCCGTCGGTCTGCCAGCAGATGTCCATCTGCACGCGCTGCACTTCCAGCTGCACGGCGTTGTCCGCGATCACGCCGACCGTGCCGTAGGGACTGAGCACGACGAAGCGCTTCGCGCCCGCCGGTGCCTCCCACTCATAGACGGCATCGCAGGCCGCCTCAAGTGCTGTCTTCAGCTCGGAGTATGTCATAGCTGCCCTCCATTCTCCGCAGGCTCAGCGTCGTCACGGCGAGACCGTCCTCGTCCAGCCCGTGCTGCGCCTGCTCGATGCGGTAGACGTGCCCGTCCTCCGGGATGGCATACTGCGTCGCCGTGAGCGCCTCGCCGAACGGCACGCGCACCATGCGGTCGATGCGGCTGCCGGCCTGCACGCTCTCCCAGTAACGCCTGTGGTAGACCTCCAGCTCCGCGTAGAGGTGTCCGGAGTTCTCGGTCAGCTTTCCGCCGCGCTGTGTGCCGTCCTTGAGGTCGTAGACAGTCAGGAAGTGGTCGTAGGTCATGCGTCCACCGCCTTCGGCGTCACCTTGTGGTCCACCTTGTGGTCATTGATCGCCTGACGGAGCATCGGCGGCATGGGATCTCTGCCGGCGCGCTTGCGGTAGAGCCACGCGGCGTGCATCACGAGCAGGTTAAGATCGTCCCCGTCTTCCATGTCGATCGTGATGCCCATTTTCGCAATAGCTTTCTCCGCAGCCTTGAGCTTGCTTTCCAGCAGGTCCGATACCGGGCCGGAGACCGTGTAAAAGCCGAGATCAGCCTTCAGCAGCGCGAGAGCGTATTCATGGGTCATACGTTGCTCCTTTCCGCGCGCATTTCCGTGCCCGATTCGGGCACGGAAAGCGCGTGTGTTATGCTCAGGCGGCGGCCTTCTTCGCGGTCACGACCACGAAGCCGTTCTTTACGGTCACGTCCACGTCGGCCGTGACCTCACCGCGGACGGTGAGCAGGCCCTCGGCGAACTTGTAGCCCTCGTTGACCTCGACCTCGAAGCCGCCCCACAGCGCCAGCTCGGCACACTGGGGATTGCCGTAGAACATGTGCTTGGTGGCGGTGGTGGTGAGCGTCGCGGTGGACAGCGCGGTCAAATCCTTGCTCAGGCAGTAGCGGCAGGAGAGGCCGTTATTGTCCTTGATGATGCCGGTCGAAGGATTCGCCGCATCGGGAGTGATGGAGTAGACCGGCAGATACTCGTTTTTGCCGCGGATGGCGGCGAAGGCGAGCAGGTCGGCCTTGTTGAGGTACAGGCAGGCGGAGCCTTCCACACCCTCATCGCCGCCGTAGGCAAGGATGATGTTGCTCAGCAGCTTCTCGTCAAAGAGCACGCTGCCCTTGGTCGCGCTCTTGTCTGCCTCCAGCGCGTGCGCGGTGTTGAGGGTGCTCGCAAGGATGGCGTTGGCGGCGACTGCATTCAGCTTGCGGCGCAGGGCGCGGCGAGCGCTCTCGCGGACCTTCTCCTCGTAGTTGAGGGGGCTCTGCTTGCGGATCTCCTTGGAGACGTAGCCGACCGTGCCGTAGTTGGTCGGCATGAGGGTGACGGAGTCGAAGGTCGGCTCGCTCTCAGTGGGGGCGCTGCCCTCGGTGATGGCGGCAGCGTCCGCCGCGTCGCCGGCCATCAGCGCGACCTTGTAGCCGGTCATGCCGGTGCAGTCGGTGACCTTGAGCATATCGACCAGCGCGGACACGCCGCCGATGGCGTCGTTGATACCGCCGACGCCGGTGGGGCCGACCACGCCGTCGGAGCCGGTCGTCACGGCGGCGCGCAGCAGGCTGCGGATGTCGGTGTAGGTGTGGCGGCCGGACTTCTGGAAGGCCTCGGCGTCACGCAGTTCCATGTGGTTCATACGGTTCTCTCCTCTCTGGCGGCTCGCGCCTGCGGGAGCGGCGCTGCGCTCCTCACGGTTGTTATTGTTCATCGCCTCGGCCTGCGCGGCCTCGGCCTCGGTGAGCTGGGTGCGCAGCTCGGCGAGCTCGCCCTCCAGGCGGCCGCGCTGCTCGCTCGCCTCGTTCTGCTCGGTCTCGAGTGCAGTCACGGATTCCTCCACGGCGCTGCGCTCCTCGTCGGTCTCGGCGGACTCAATGGCCTCGGCAAGATCGGCTTCGCGCGTCTGAAACTCCGCATCTCGCGCACGCAGAACTTCCAGCTCTGCCTCCTTGTCGCGGATCTGCTTAGCCAGCAGGATGGTTCTCAGCTTCGACATTTGTTGATCCTCTCTTTCATTTTCGTTTTCCACAGCTCGCCCTCGCGCCTGCGGATGGTGTCAAGGTCGTTCTTCCTGGCTTCTACGGACGTCTCCGCATAAGCGGGGAAGGTGCATACGCTGACCTCGTAGAGAACGACGTCCTTGATGATCCACCGGACGCTGCCGTCCGGGTTTTCAACAAATTCCTCGCTCTTGATATCAAAACCGAACGAGCACTGGCTGACGTCACCCCGCTGGACGCGGGCGTAGAGGTTCATGGCGTCGGTGTCCTGCTCGTTGATTTGGATCGTTCCGTAAAGGCCGTGCGCGTCCTCGCGCAGCGTGAGCGTGCCGGCCGTGGTGCGTCCGAGCACCAGCGTGGTGTCGTGGTTGGCGAGCGCGCGCACGTCGCACTCCCCGTAGTCGCCTGCGAGAGACTTCGCGAACGCGCCGGGGGCGACCTGTTCCGTCGCGCCGGGCCATAGGGGATAGTCCGAGTTGAATACGGAGAAGTAGCCCTCGATCACGGGTCCCTCGCCGTCCTTTGCCGCGCGTGTCTGGAACTGCGCGCCGATGCTGCGCACCTGCCGCAGCGAGCGCGCGGTGCTGTCGATATCATTCTTCGGCATTCTTCTTGCCCTCCTTCAGTTTTTTCTGGTCGCCGATGCGGTCGGCAGGAATAAAGTTTTCGAGGATCACCAGCACGTCAAGCCCGTCCTTCGGCGGCAGCGACATCCAGTTGCGCACCTCGTTGCCGGTCATCAGCCCGCGGATATAGAGATCGCTGCCGATCTCGCTGAGTTCCTTGAGGTCGTAGGCGTAGAGCGAGCGGGCGTTGAACTTGAAATAGCGCTTGCTGCTCACCAGCAGCTTCTTCGTCAGTTCCTGCTCAATGACCTGCGCCAGCGGCAGCAGGACGGAGGAGACGAAGGTGTTGTACTCGTCCTTGTCGTAATCGCCCACGCCAACCATGAAGCCAGGCACGCCGAAGATGGCGGCGACGTTCCGCTTGTCCAGCTCCACGCCGTCGCGGACAGCAAGGTCGGTCAGGCTCAGCGGCTTTGCCTGTACCACGTTCATCAGATCCGCAGGGATGATGAGCGGAGCGCTCGGGTCCTTCCGCGTGAGGAAGCTCTGCGTGAACGCATCGCGCTTATCCGGATCGCTCAAATCGCTGTCCGAATTAACGGCGATCACCAACGGCGGCTTGTACTCGCTGCTCATGTACGCCTTCTTCGTCGCCGCCGTCTGGGCAATGCTGTCCACAATGTCGCCGAGCTGCACGCGCGTCCCCACGCCCTGCCAGGGATAGCGCGCATCGGGGCGCAGGCGGAAGTGAAGCACCTCGTCCGGCTCGAAGGCCATGCCCTGCCACACGATCTCGTAGGGGCTGCCGTCCGGGCGGCGCTGGGCGTAAGCCGTCGGCATCGGCCACAGATCGGTGAGCAGGCCGTCCCGCGTCACCGGCAGCACGAAGGCATTGCCCTCGGTGAGCAGCGTGCTCACGATCCAGCCGATGAGCGTCTGGCGCGTACCGAGGCTCCACGGCGCGACGTCCACCTTCCGCGCCAGCTCGTCCTTTACGCGCACGTCGCCGTTCTTCGCGTTCTCCATCAGGTGGATGGTCATGGAGGCGATCATGTCGCTGATGCGCCAGACCGCTGCGGCGACCTCCGGCGCGTCCGAAAGGCGGGTATAGCCGCTTGGACAGATCACACCGGGCGAGGAGAGCGTCAGGCCGACCATCGAGGCCGACCGTTTCTTGAAGCGCTTCGTCAAATTCTCAAAAATCATCATCAGCTCCTTTGCGGGAAAATAGAAAAGCCCCGTGTCCTTACAGTGAAGGACACGGGGCATCATGGCCACAGGTCAGGTATTCGGTTTACCGCTCTCAAACCAGCGCGACGCATTCGCACGCTTTTCAGTGTCGATGAGCATCCGGATCGTCCCAAACACCGCCGCGTCGAACACGTCGATGCGGGAGGTGTCGTTGATCTTCTCATATTGTACCGCATCATCGACTTTTTCGCAAGCCCTAATATTTCCGACGCAGTATTCAAACGGCTCCGCGCCGCAGTAGTACAGGCAGCCGATTTTCATCTTGTGCTCGATGTAGCGGAAGCCCTCGCTTTTCGCGAGATAGAGCTGCGGCTGATCCACCACCGCGAAGCCCGCCTTTTTCATCGCCGTGTAGTAGGGCCGCGCAAATTTCCGGTCATGGCCGACCTTCCGGATGCGGAAGCCATTGGCCTGCCACTTCTTAAACTGCTTCACCGGCTCGGTCGGGTCCATGCTGCTCTCGTTCGGCATATCAAGCCAGCCGTCGTCCTGCCAGCCGAAGAGCGGGATGTTATCCACATCTGCCTTTTCCGCCGCCGCCGTGCGTGGGAACCAGGCGTGCGGCACGATGACCAGCACATCCTCGCTCGGCGTCCAGTCCTCGTTTGCCGCCTTCGCCGCGGGGATCTCGCCCACAATGGCGGCAGCCGTCAGATCGTGCAGCTTGGAGAGGTCCGCGCCGCCGTACCACGCTGTTACAAGCCGCGCAAGTTCTTGTTGCGTCCAGTGATAGTGTGCGTCCGAGCGCCGGAAATCCGCTACGTCGAAGCACGCCTTGAAGCTCGACACAAACACGTTGAGCGAGCGCGTAAGAAATTCCTTTCGCATCTGCGGGTCGTTCTGTGCCTGCAGGGCGCTTGCCATCATATCGCTCGGGCGGATGGTCACGCCCCAGCTCGGGTTTGCCTGCTCCTGCGCGAGTGGGCTGAGATAGTCGACCTCGCCCGTGTCCTTGTCCGGATCGGCGCGAGCAATGAGCACGAAGATGCGGTCGGCGTCCTCGCCGGTGATCTGTCCACGCACGATCTTGGAGCAGTATTCCAGCCGCTGTGCGCAGAAGCCGGTGCCGTCGTCGCCTGCGGTCGTGGTCGCGGCGATGAGCTTATTCGAATACGCCTTCGTCGCGTCCTTCAAGCGGCCATAGGGCACAGCGTTCCGGTAGAGCTCCAGCTCGTCGAGATGGACAAGGTTTGCGTTGAAGGCATCAAAGATATCTGGCTTATAGGCAAGCGCGTCAAAGCTGATCTGTCCGTCCCAGATTGCGCCGGAGTAGCTGTGCCCGAGCGAGCTGTCCAGGACGCGCAGCCCATGCACCGCGTCCTCGCGCACGGTAAGGCCGAGCCGGTGCAGGTTGTAGCCGAGGAAGCCGAAGCCCTCCATGTTCTGCTTTGCGCTGCCGGCCACGGTCTTGATCTTCGAGTAGCTTCGGCTGTAAGCGACGCCGAGCATCCAGATCTTCGCCGTCGTAAACGGCGTCTTGCCGTTCTTCCGCGCCAGCATGGAAAACTGCTCCTGGTAACGCCGCAGCTCCGTCCCTGGCAGGAAGAAGCCGCACACGTTGTAAATGTCAAAGAGCTGCCAGGGCTGCAGGAGGAAGGGCGTGCCGCGCAGCGGCCGGCCGTCCAGGCTCTCGCCCTGCTGGTGGAAGAACAGTGTCTCGATGCCGTTGATCACGAACTCGGCAAGCTGTGTGCGAAACTCCCACTTGCCGCTTCGGCGGTCGTCGAGGTAGCGCCGCGCCGCCGCCCGAAGATCCTCACAGGCGCGCTCGTTTGCCTCAGTCTGCTCTGCCCACTCGTTTACGATGCACTCATGCGTCGCCATGCGCGCCCTCCATGAGCCGGTCCAGCAATCCCGCCAGCTGCCGGTTCGCACCGCCTACCGGCTCGCTGTCCGCCGCAGCGCCGCTGTCCATTGGGCGCAGCCGCTTGAAGGCCTTCGGCGTAAGTCCCAGTGCCTCACGGTGCGCAAGAATGTCTCGGCGCTGCTGCTGGATCACGGTGTAGAGCTTGTCGGCAGCGCTGGGGGCTCTGCCGTCCTCTGCCGTGGCCTTCCATTCCTTCATCGTCCGCTGGTGCTCCCGCTCCAGGATGGCGAGCGTATGGATCTCCGGCTCAAAGGCCTTGTCATAGATGCCGAGGTCACGCATCTGCTCGGCATAGATCTGTTCCTTGGTCATGTCGTGTCCTCCGTTATGGCTTCAAGAACACCGGCAGCGGCATCCACGCCACGGGCGGAAAGATGCCGGTCCGTCGGTCGACCATCTCCATGCCGTAGCGCAGCCAAATGCCGCCCTTGCTGAGATAGGCCTCACCGACGAATACGCCGTCGGTCACGATCACGCGCTCGCCCGGATCGGGCAGTGCGCGCCGCGCGTTGTACCAGCCGGCACGATCCGGCGCGGCGGTCTTTCGCGCCGCCGACAGGCGCACGCGTTCCTTTTCGCGGATCACTCCGCGCCGGATGTTTCGTTTTCGCTCCGCGTCAACCGCAGGGTTCCAGCCGCAGCGCGAGCAGTCCTCACACTTCACGTCCAGCGCGTAACTTCCGAGCATACACCCGTCGACCTTTTCCCGGCTCCCGTCCAATGTCTCACCTCATTTCTTCTGTGCCCGATTCGGGCACGATGGCCATTAAGCTCCTGCGCATCTGGCCCACCGTCGCGGCGGGCCGTCCCCGCGGTGCTTCCGCTTGCGGCGACAGCGCCGCTGCCTCGAATGCTTAGTCGCTTTCTCCGCCACCAGCGGCGCTCCTGCGCATTCCCCGCCCCTCGCGATTCGAGGGCCGCGGGGGTAGGAGAATAACATCATGCCGCCCTTCAAAGAGCGGAGAACACGCAGGAGCTTCTCGCTGCATTCGTGCAGCATATTCCACATTCCGCTGCGAAAACGCAGCGTCCGCCGTTCCGGTGCAGCCCCCGCCCCTCGGAGGTGCCGAGGGGCAGGGGACAGAAGCGTGAAGACTATCCGGCTCAAGAGCCGGGGGCTGCACCGGAGCATCTGGGACAAATCATGGGGAAGTCTGGCGTCAACGCATCCGCGCGGTCCGTGCGCGGTTCGCATCCGCGGCCCGCGTGAAACAAACTATCGGGCGCATACGCGCAGGCTCTTATCACGCGCCGCTCCGGCAGTCTCCACCGAGCAGCTTTTTGGGCGCGCCCCCGGCGTTTTTCCAGCCATTTTTCTCCGGGAAAATTTTCCGCCGCGTGTGCGCGGAGTCCTCCGCCCAGCTGCAGAGACTCCACCGTCACCCGCCAGGAGGTGGGGGGACTCTATTTCGCCAGCGCTCACCGAGCGCCGTGAGCTTTCTGGTCGCGCGATCGTGCATTGCATCGTGCGCCGCGCTCGACAGGCTCACGAGGTTCCAGAGACAGTACGCATACTCCGGGTAGTCCTCGGCAGGCCAGATGTGATGCACCACCTGCGCCGCCTCGCGCCGACCGTACCGGGCCGCTTCCCGGCACCGATATCCGTCCCGCCGGAGCGCCAGCACGCGCAGCCGCTGCCAGCGCTTGTTCTTTCGTGAATAATCAAACATGGGCAAAAGAAAACACCCGCACCGATCACGTCCAACGTCTGGACTCGATCAGCACGGGCTAACAAAAGAGCACTGGCCAGTTTTGATATTCACGAGCATCTGCGACTTACACTGCGCGCAGAACACCTGCAGGTTTTTCGCCTCGGTCTCCGGCCGGATGATCTGCCTGGTTTTCATCCGGCAGACGGGACACACGATGTGTCCGTCCTTGATGCTAAGTTTAGCACCTTTCGCGATCGTTTTCAAGTCGTTCATCGCCATCCTTTCATTCTGTCACTAAAAAGCCAATAGGTTACAAGTAATGTCGCGCGCACGCGCGCACGCGATTCCTTATGCCTCGATCCAGCTCGCCACCCGGTAGCTGCCGAATTGACTGCCGCCGGTCCGCACCCGTGGGAGCACCGCGTCGAACGGTATCGTAATCGCATCGCTCTCGTCAAGCCACACCTCCGGCGGCGGCAGCTTTGCACGAAGGCTGCGCGAGCAGCTCCACGGATGTCGCCCCACCGGGATGATGATTCCGTCGCTGCGCTCCTTGGTGAGATAGCGCGCGAGGTAGCGGTAGCCGAGCGCCTTGCCGTGCCGCTTAAATACTGGCCAGTCCGTCACCTCGCCGCACTGCCACAGGAACCGCACCTCCGCCGGCGAGAGCTGCCGGTAGTCCGCGACGAGGTGGATGTGATACCTGTGCGCCCCGTGCAGACCCTCAATGGCCGGGATGTAGTCAAGCCCGCCCTTGCCTCGATAGCGCTCCACGCGCCGCAGGAAAGCCCGCAGTGCCTTGCGCACATCGGCGAAGCGCTCCGGCAGATGCTCGTCGTCGAACTCCAGAATGTAGTGCGTGGCGTACTTACCCATGAGCGCGATCATCAGCTCGAGCCGGTCGGTGGAGTCGCGGTTGAGCACCGTGCGCCGCTGCGCCTTGAGGTCGGCCTTGGCGCGCCGGTCCTCGTCGGTGTCGGAGGGCGCATAGCGCGGCGGCAACGTCCCGCGGTATTCCTTGACCAGATTCCCCGCGCGCTGGCGCACGCAGTAGTAGCGCTCACTCATGCGCGCCCTCCGTTTGCTTCTGGCGTCCGCGCTTCTTCGGCAGCGGCTCGCCGGCCTCGCGCAGGATCTCCTCAATGCGCTCCTTCGAGCAGACGTTGAGATCTGCAAGCACCGTGATCTGCGCCGCTGGCTTCGCCGCCTGCCGGTAGGACGCCACGATCTCGCTCTCGCTCATCGGCAGCGCATGAGATCGCGGTGCGGCGCTCCGCGCCGGAAGGCTTCTCAGGATCGGCGTCGGCTTGTCCGGCGCATTAGGCTGCTTCGGCGTTTCCACGGGAGACTCCGCCCGCTCCGGCTCCAGCGCTGTGCCCGAATCGGGCACCGAGCGGACGACGCGCCCGCCAACGCCGAGTCCGCCGTCTCCGCCCGCAGGCGTCGGACTCGGCCCGCCGATCACGACAGGCACGGCGTTCCCCGCGACCACCTCCACCGCGCCGAGCGCGGGGAAATCCTCGACCGCATAGGTCGTGCCGAGCGGCAGCACCAGCGCGCCCGCGCCGAGCGCGTCGCACACATAGGCGCGGAACGCCTCGAGCTGTTTGACGTCGGCGTGCAGCTCCGGCAATTTGACGATCAACACCCTGTTCCACGTCATAGCTCCACCCCTTCCAGCGCCCTGCGCAGGTCGATGAAGCGTCCGCCGAGGCCCTTGTCCACCAGCTCCTGCAGCGCGTCGAGCGTCAGCTCGGTGTCCTTGGCGCGGTAGACGTCCTCGCACAGGCTCTCCATGTCGCACAGTTTCGCGGCCGCGCCGTAGAGCCGCGCCGGGCAGGTGAGCAGGCTCACGCCCTTGATGCCCCACGCCCCGTCAGGCGTCTTGTAAGTCAATCTACGGAATTCAGCCATTGCTGGCACCTCCGTTCTTTTTGCATGGAGAGCAAAACAGCCTATCAACCCAAGACACTTTTCCGCTGCCGCCAGTAGCGCATTTTTTAGACTGGCAAGTCCTGTTCTCTTTGTGGTAATAAATGCAGTCCTTACATGGGTTTCGCATTGCCATCACCTCCGTCCATCTTCCCCCCGCAGTTGGGGCAGTAACCAAAATGGTTGATTACCTGTGCGTAGTATTCCTTGCCGCAATTCGAGCATTTCGAAAAGCCCTGCCGCCAATTACCGTTCTCGTCAAAACACGGCTCGAAGCACCCATGCACCACCGGCGCAACGTCGGCGGCGGGGAACGCTGCGATGACAGCATATACTCCATCCGCAAATAACCTTTCTACCAAACCATGTTCGCCAAGCTCCATTTTCTTAAATTTGGTAATGAGCGCCTCCCGCTCAATGTATTCAGCCATTGTCCGCACCTCCGTCCATTTTCGCCCCGCAGCTGGGGCAGTAACCAAAATGGTTGATTACCTGTGCGTAGTATTCCTTGCCGCAATTCGAGCATTTCGCAAAGCCCTGCCGCCAATTACCGTTCTCGTCAAAACACGGCTCGAAGCACCCATGCACCACCGGCGCAACGTCAGCGGCTGGGAAGCGGGCGATCATCGCTACAAAGTGTGCGTGCTCACAGTCATGTGCAATATGAGCCATACCACGTGGATGAGGGTTGTCGTGCTGGCTTTCCAGCACCGCTTGACGCAGCGCATCACGGTCGATGTATTCATTCATCGTTCTTAATCCTTTCCCGCAGCCGCCGGACCTTGTGTGCCCGCTGCTCTGACACCGCGTCCTCGACCTCAAACTCGATCGCCATCTGGTCGAGCATGATCCCGACGTCGGCGAGCTCCTCGGCGATGTTGGCGAGCGTGTCGCCGTCCACGCGCCCGCGCAGGAACTTACACAGCACATCCTGCAGTTCGGCCATCTCCTCAAAGACCATCGTGATCTGCGCCTGCGCGCCGTAGCGACTGAGCGCCGCGCAGAAGGTTCTGCGTTCCATGTCAGTCATTAGCTGCCTCCTTTGCATCCTCTTCAAGCTGCTTTTGGTAGAGCAGCTCCAGCTCGTCGTCCCGGAATCCCATCTTTTTCAGGCTCATTGCCGCCAGAGCGTTTTCCGCGAAATGAGGGTCATCTAATCTGAGCTCAAGCATCACTCCACCTTCTTCGGCGGTTCCGGCAGCACCACCAGCCGACCGTCCTTGTCAGCCTCGGCCAGTACCTTTACTCGGCTAATGCCACCGCACTCTACGACGATAGTGCAAAGGTCGTTCCAATCTTTAACCAGCGTGGACACTTCCACCGGTGTCATGCCCGTGTCCTCGTATTGCATGAGCCTGCCACGAAGTTCTGCGTATGACCATGCTGCGGTATAAAGCAGGGCGAGCAGGCCTGTCGGCTCATCAGGGCCGTCCAACAAAAGCTCACCCATCGCATAGTCTACGCCATCATCATCCATTGGGAAGTCCAAGTCCGGCAGCAAAATCTTTGCGGCTTTGCGGATAAAATCGTAGAGCCGGATGTCCGGGTAATCCGGGCCATCACCTCCGCCCCGCACCCACGTCTCGAAGTCTTTGATGTAAAACAGATTCAGGGCGGCATCAAGGTTGTTATCCGGGCAATTAGTTGTCAGTCTTTCCATTTACCTTTCCTCCTCCGGCGGTTCCGGCAGCGGCATCCAGTGCGTGACCCGCACAATCTGCCCGTGGCACGTCCATCTTCCGTCCTCCAAATATACACACAATCCCGGATTCGGCGGTGGGTATCCGGAAGGATCGCTAATGATGCACAAGACAATATCCGATACTCCCCACGAGTTAGAAACCTCCGGCAGGCGCTCCGTCACGGGGATCCACCGCAGCCGCTCCTGCGCCACGGCGATCTCCTCGGCGTACCGCGCGCAGCGGTTGGCCAGGCGCTCGATCAAATCCGCGCCGTCCAGTCCGACGCGGTCGACATCGCATGAATGCATCGTGTCGGCTCCGTATATGGGCCGTTCTTCTTCCGGAACTTCCTCTTCCTTCCAGTACGGGCAATGCTCGCAGGCATTCTCTCCGCCTGCGGTGGAAATGCACCACAGCGCCCTGACGATCTCTTCGTTTTTCATGGTCATCCTCCTATCGGTTCCGCTTTGAATTTTTTGCCCATGCCAGGCACCTTGACGTTGGGGTAGCGCTCCTCACGCGGCACGAAGTCCTCCGGGTGGTCGCGGCAGATGTACCGGAGCCGCTGGTCAAGCTGCTCGAACCGCGCGTCGCTCTCCACGCCGTAGGCGAGGCACTCGTGAAAATACTCGCCGTGCTTCTCCGCGCGGTGGATGATGCGCATGATCCGGTCGTGACCAAAGCCCTCCTCATTGAGGGCAAGGCACATCATATCCACGTTGAACTGCTGCCCGACCAGCGCCCCGTAGTTGAGCAGCTGCCGCCGCAGCTCCGCCTGCTCCTTTGCGTAAGCGTTTTTCATGCGCCCTCCCCTCCGCGCCTGCACTCGGCAAGCGGCATCCAGCGGTCGCAGCGGCACTCGACGATGTCGTCGACCGTGGTCCCCGCGTCTGTCGAGATAAACGGGTACTCATCATCCGCGCCGCCGGCGCAGCGGGCCACAAGGTAGCTGCTGCCGCCGAGGCCGGTCTCGTAGCTGAGCACGACCAGCGCGCCCTCCTCCGGCCAGTGCGCCGCGTCGAGCGGCTGCCAGACCGGCGAGCAAAGGTCCACGCTGAACAAGGTGGGAGGCTTCGGCGCAGGATCGTCCGTCAGACCGCAGAGGTAGTCCATCGTCGTGCCGAGCGTCAGCGCCAGCTTGGGCAGCGAGCCCGCACCGGCAAGGCTGTTGTTTTCCCACGCGCTGTAGGTGCCGGGGTACTCGCCGATGCTCTCGGCAAACTCCCTGCGCGTCAAGCCGGTCGCTTCGCGCAGTGCCTTGACGCGCTCGCAGAATTTCGGGGTCATATTCTTGAGCCGTGGGTCGTCTGCTGCCGGATTTCGGGGCACGGCAGGCTCCGGCTCCTTCGGCGGCCGCTCGGCGACCACGAAGCGGCAGGCGGTAGAGCAGGTGTCGCGGTTAAGACATTCGCGGCAGCAGCCGGCACAGCGCCACTCGCCGTAGCGATAACGGTCAGCGTACATCCGCGCGGCGTTCGGGCAGAAGCCGCCGGTATCCGGGCACTTATGCTTGCAGCAGGTCCAGCAGGTCGAAAACTCGCGCACGTTGTTGATCGACCATGTGCGACAGTGGTCAATGACCCAATCCAGCAGCCTGTACTGCGTCTCGTCGTCCATGCGGGCGATCTCAAGCGCGGCGGCCTCGGGCAGCTCGCCCTTCTCCCACCGGGCGATGATGCCCGGCACCTTGAGGCCCTTTTTGATGACCTGCAAATTGCCGACCTTCGTCGCGTTGATCTGCATCTCCTTGGCGATCCAGTCGCGCAGCCCGACCGGGAACGCCTCGCCGGCCTTTTTGCGCCGGATGTAGGTCTCCTTGAGCTTTTCTGCCTCCTGCGCGAGCAGCGCGTTGGACTTCACGCGCTGGCGGTTGGCCTCGATCACCGCGCACAGCTCCTGCTCCTCCGTCATCGCGGGCAGCACCCGGCAGAGCACGGTGGAGAACTGCTTCGCGACGGTCTCGTCCCGGTTCGCCGCGAGCAGCCGCAGCGCCGCCATGCGGCTATGGCCGGAGATCAGGCGATATTTACCGTCCTCTGCCGGCACGACGGTCGGCGGTTCCAGCAGGCCGTTGGCTTGGATGGACTCCATCAGCGCGCCGAGCGCGTTGTTGTCCGGGCGCGGGTAAAAGTTGCGCGGATTGTCGAGAATATCGTCCACCGGGATCTCGCGCGTCATACCCGAATCGGGCAAATCCGCGCGGTCGGGCAGAGCCTCGGCAAATTTCGTGATGTCAAACTTCGCCATGACCAAGCTCCTCTCCGAGATATTCCGCCACCCAGCGGCGGTAGTCCTGCGTCGCCACGCTCCGCGGGCAGTAGTCGATCAACGGCTTTTTCTCAAACGTGGTCTCCACGACCTTATCCGTGCGCCGAATGACCTGCTCAAAGACCGGGATCCCGCGTTGGCGCAGCAAGGTCTCGCCCTCGCGCACGACCTCGCTGCTGTTCCGCATTGTGACGAGCACACCGGCAATCCGCACGTCGGGACGCGCACGACGCAGGCTGCGGATCTGAGCGCGCACGCTCTCGAGACCGTCAAAGACAAAACCGTCGATCTTCGCGGGGACAATCACCTCGTCACAGGCAAACAGCGCGTTGACGCTCGCCACGGTGTACCCAGGGGGACAATCGAGGATACAGTAGTCCGCGCCGTTGTCATCCTCCGCCGCGCGGACGAAATCATACAGAACACGCGTGCGCCGCATACCCTCGTGCAGCGCGTTGCAGTCGATGTCATAGAGCTCCGAGGATGCGGGGACAAGCAGCATCGACGGCGAGAGCGTGATGGCGGAATCGCTCCAGAGCGGCTCCGCCATGCCAAGCAAAAGCGTTGCAACGTTGCTGTCCGAGTCGGGGTCGTAACCCGGCTTGTAAAAGTTCGTCAGATTGCATTGTCCGTCGCAGTCGATCAGCAACACGCGCTTTCCGTAGTCATGCACGAGGATCTCTGCGAGGTTGATGGCGGTGACGGTCTTGCCGACGCCGCCCTTGTTGTTCATGATCGCAATGGTTTTCATGTCGTCCTCCTGTTTCTGTCTCTGTCAAAATTTAAACCCCTCGCGGACCTTTACGCCGTCGCCGAGGTCGGCCTCGACGAGGAACCAGCGGTGCGCGCGGTTGATGTACACGATGCGCCCGGGCAGCAGCCGCGGGAGCTCCCGATGTCCGGGGCCGATGGCCGCGCCGATGTCCGCCAAAATGGCGTGGGGATCTCCGATTCTTGGCATGTCGTTTCTCTCTTTCTCTCGATTTTCAGAACGGCGCCTCTGTATCCGGCGGCAGCTCCTCCAGCCGGAGCTGGCCGTCGCTGTGCGCCCGGCGCTGCTGCTTGACAAAGTTGCCCTTATCCACAAAGCCACGCATCGCCTTGGAGCCCTCGGTGTGCTGGAAGTCGATCATGGCAAACTTCTGATGCGCACCGTCAAAGCTCGCGACCAGCGTAGTGCGCGGGCCGTTCTTCTGTTTGGCGATTTTGATGTACCGGTTGTCGTTGACGTCAAAGCGCTTGTCATTCTCCGACGGGCGGAAAATGAACATGACCGTGTCGGCGTCCTGCTCGATCTGGCCGCTCTCGCGCAGGTCCGGGAGATCCGGCTGCCGCCAACCGCCCTTTTCCTGTCGGCTGAGCTGCGAGAGCTCAAAGACCAGCGTTTTAGACCGCTGCGCAAAGGCGTGCAGCGCGCGGGAGATCTGCGCGATCTCCTCCTGCCGGTTTGGGTTCGAGCGCTCCGGCTGGATGAGCTGCAGGTAGTCCACGAAAATGACCTCGAACTGGCAGGCCTCCGCCTCCGCGATGATCTCTGCAGCCGTCGCGGTGGGGCAGTGGACCAGCTTGAACATACGCTCCGCGAGCTGCTCGTGATGCGCGGCGATCGCGTCATAGTCCTTTTGCTTGAGCCGATAGTTGACCGAATCGTCCATGCCGATGCCGAAGGTCTCGGCAATGAGGCGGTCCTCAACATCGGGATGGTCTGTCTCCAGCGAGAAGAAGCCGACGCGGCGCGTCTTGGCGATCTCGCGGGCGATCTGCAGCGCGAAGGCCGTCTTGCCGTGACCGGGACGGGCCGCGACAACCACGACGTGCCCGAGGCGCGTATGCACCGCGTCGTCCAGCTCGCGCAGGCCGTAGCGGACATAGTTTTTGTCCTCGCCCTTGGACTGGCGCTCCATGTAGTTCGCGAGCAGCTGCGCGGCGTCGTAGATCTCGAAGCGGCGCTTGCCGGCGGAGAGCTTGCGGATGTCCTCAAGCAGCGGGCCGTATTGGTCCGTATCCGGCGCGTCCAACAGTTTCTGCGCCAGATCCCGCACGCGGCGCTTGGTCGCCTCGTCCTGCATGATCGCGGCGTAGGCTTCCCAGTTGGCAGCGGTCGGCGTGACCTCAAGCAGCTGCAGCAGATAGTCGCTGTAGTCCTGCCCGATTCGGGCGCGGACCGTCACGCCGTCGATGGGCTTGCCGTGGATGTACATATCGCGCATGGCGGCGAAGATCAGCCGATCCACATCGAGAGCGAAATCCTCCTCGCGCACCGTGTGGATCACGTCGGGCAGGATGCGCTCGTCCTGCAGCATCGAGCCGAGCAGCGCCTGCTCGGCGCTCAAGCCTCGCTCGCTCATCAGTACACCCCCAGCTTGACCTCGTCGCAGGCGGGCGCGTCACGCTGCGCCGGGCGCTTGGCCTTGGCATCCTCCCAGCGCCGGCCGTTGAGGAAGGTCGAGGCGTAGGGGATGCCGACGCCATCCCGCCACGCTGGCGAGGCCTTGAGGACCTGCAGCGCCCGGCCGATGGTGTCGATCAGCGCGTCGTCGGGCTTGAGCTTGTCCCAGGCGCGGACCGCGCCCATGCGGTTCTCCCCGCGGGGGTAGTAGGCCCAGAAGCCCTCAAAGCGTTCCGGCTTCCATGTCGGCGTCGTTTTGCTGCGCCGTTTTCTCGGCTCCTCGCCGTCCCCCTTGGGGGGACTATAGGGGGGATTATTATAAGCTTTAGTCTCTACGTTCTTACTTTGGGTCGGAAACTCCGTTGACGGTGTTTCCCGACGACGGCTTTCACCGTTGTCGGTGTTTTCCGACAACGGTGGCTTTTCCTGCAAAACGTAGGTGTTCGCGGAAAAGCGCCCGCTGCCGTCATGCGATTGCTCGCGCATCAGATAACCGACCTCCTCAAGCCGCCCCACAAGGCGGCGCACCGTGTCCTTGCCGACGCCGCGCTCCTTTGCCATGCCGGAGATTGTGAACTCCCAGTCCGGCGGCTTGTCGAGCATGTAGGTCAGGAATCCGAGCATTTCAAAGCTCAGGCGCGTGTCTCGGATCGCGGACTTATACAGGACGGTAAACGGCTCACGATGGCCGGACTTTATTACGCCCTCGCTCATACTTTCCTCCATCCAAATAAACGATGATCTTCATCAGCCGCTCCGTGAGAGACGTGACGCCGACGAGGATCAGGAAGATGTCCAGTCCCGTCATGCGCGCACCTCCTCTCGGAGAGCCTTGACATTTCTCTGTTTCTGCGGTACAATAGCCTTACAATGGTTTTCAGGGGTTTTCCTCTGGGACACGGAACGCTTCGAGGTGCCAGCCTCGGGGCGTTCTTTTTTTGCGTCCGCGTAGATCACCTGATAGGCCGCGGCGATGGTCTCGCGCAGGTCCTGCACGATGTCGTCGAACTCCGGGCGCTCCGCGTCGTCGATCACGCCGTCCTCGGCAATGCGGAGCAATCC